CGCAAACGGTTCACGCTTATGAACGCGGAATCGAAGTGCTTGGCATCAGATGGCTGATGCAACCCGGTGAAAAATCGCATACCTCACCCTAGTGTATTGGATGCCCGTCTTTCCGGGCTGTCAGCAGGCTCACGGTGCGGAGGAGACAGACAGTGGCACCGCGCCTGCTGCCGGTGTTAGACGCCACCGCCGGCTGGGCGTCACCACATCAAGCTGCTGCGCGACGACGACGGCGGGGCTGTGCGCCCGCTTCAGCTTCAGGCGCGGCCTCTTCGCCGTCCATCGACACCCACTCGACGATCTCAAAGACCGGCGTGTAGATGCGACCGTACGACTTATGCTGATAGTGATCCTTGCCCAGCGTCACGATCGGCACGGGGCGCTCTGGATCCTTCTCCACCTGCGCCGCAATCGCCACGGCAAGCGTCTGCACGGCGCGCTTGCCGCCCACTGACGTGGTGGTGTAGCGGCACTCAAGGCCCGCGTCCTCGCCAGACAGGCACTTCAGCATCAACCCTACCTGCTGCTCCCAGCCCTTCTTCGCGCTTGGGGGCGCGGCGTCGAGCTCTGGCAGCGGCTGGGTCACAGACGCCATCTTCTCGGCCAGCACCTCACCGTCACCCCACGCAATAAAGCCGTGGACAAACGAGAAAGGATTGACCGCCCAGCGGGCGTCGTCTTCAGCTTCGGTCTGATCCGCGCCATAGACCCAGTGGCCCGTCTTGTCCATCTTGATGATGGCAGACGACATTGGCGCTACGGTTTCCAGCGTGCGAAGGCTGGTGGCGAGCGTTTGAACAGCGGGAAGACCTGCTTGAGCGAACTTTACGAGATTTGACATGATTTTCACCCTAGTTTAGAAAGGGCCGACACAAGCGTCGACCCGATTGTGACCGCGGCAGGGCGGCTGTCAGCCTCCTCTGCAATGGTCAACCCCGATGATACCTGAGAGGTCAGCCCCTCCGGTAACTTTGTCTTCAACGCCTTCTCGGCCTGCGCAGGCGACACGATCTCGGTAAAGCTGACGTCCGGCGCCAGCGCAGTCAACGCAGCCAGCGCGGCCTTTTTGTCCGCCCACGTCCGATGAGCGCGCTTGTTCACGAGCTTCCAGCCTGGCACGGGCCGACCGGCCTCCAGCGCCTGCTGCGTGAGCTTGCGCACATCCGAGGCCCAGTCTTCCAGATTCTGCGCGACGTCCATCCAGTGGCCAATCTGCTCCGGCCCAATGCTGTCGATGGCCACCAGCACCGCCCGCTCGGCAGCGCCGGTCTTCTTCGGGCAGATGGCCTTCGCTGGGCAGAAGCGGCAGTGCTCGCCCTCGACAATCGGCGCGTCGGGCTCTTGCGCGAGCTTAACCGCGCGCTTGAGATCGGCGCTGAAGTCATGCAAGCGCCGGATGTCGATCATCCAGCGTCGGATGTACGGCGGCTGGATGATGACAAGCTCGACGTCCGTGCGGCCTTGCATGGACCAGTGGCCGCTCTCAAGCGCCGCAGCGGCGTAGAACATTAGCTGGGCGTTCTCTTCGGCGTCGACCTGATAGTTGTCGCCGAACTTGAAGTCCATGACGAAGCCCTTGGTCTTGCTCAAGCATCCGATCACGTCAGCGGTGCCAAAGATCGTCTTGTCCCACGGAAACGCTACGCGCGCCTCGACGTCGAACAGCGCTTCGGCTTTGGGGTCGAACTGGTTGTCGAACAGATCAAGCGCGTCCAGCACCTTCTCGTCGTCAATCGAGCGCGAGTCGATCCGCTCGTTCAACACTTCAGCCACCAGCTCATGCAGGCGCGTGCCCTCCCGCATGGCGTCATTCTCGACCTGCGGCGGCATCGTGGCGCTAAGCGCCACACTGCCGGGGCAGTTGATCACGCGCTCGGCGGTCGAGCCGCCTACGATTTTAGAATGGCTCATGGGTTCCTCGCATCAACGCGACCGCTCGTGCCGCGCGACCACAAGAATTCGACGCGAGGAACCGCACCCATCAGCATCAGCTCTTCAGCCGAGTAGCGCGTCACGTTGTGGCGCGGGTAACCGGGGCCGACGTAGATGTCGCTGTTTCGGTAGTGCGGCACGTAGACGATACCGCGCAGTTCATACGCGGCCTGCTCGTATAGCGAGACTTGTTTGTTCTGGTCCATCAAGTTCACTTCAATCTCCTAGAGTTGACTAACGGAAACCGCATGGTATACCATTGCTTTGAAGTTTGCAACGGTCTAAACTTTGAAACATTTCGGGAGATCAAAAATTTTAGAGCGCGACATAGAGAGATACTTGGTGCGCCGGGTCAAAGAGATTGGTGGCGTGGCGTTCAAGTTCGTCTCGCCCTCGAACCGTGGCGTGGCGGACAGGCTGGTGGTGCTGCCGCAGGGCGTGGTGTGGTTTGTTGAGGTGAAGAAAGACGGCGGTCGCCTGTCGACGCTCCAGAACATCTTCATCGCAGAGATGCAACGACTACAGCAGAACGTGCGTGTGGTGTGGTCGAAGGAAGACGTAGATCAACTCATCAAGGAGATGCAATCGTGAGCTACGAAGAACAGCGAGCAATTTTGATTCAGTACCTGCAAGTGATGATCGCACGATGCGACTGGCATGGTGTTGCGGACGTGGCGATGGACCTGCGCGAGATGGAAGCCGAACAGCGCGGTGCGAAATGAACCGAGACGACATCCTGAAGATCGCTGCTGAGGCCGGAGCGTTTTGGGAGCTATCGGAGACGCCAGAAAAAGATATGGCATTTTTGATGCGCGTTGTAGAGCGTGTTGCAACTGCCGAGCGTGAGCGTTGTGTGCTGATATTGGAGCGCCTGCACGAGCGGTCTGGAGGGCAGTACAACTACTACTTGCACGCAGCCAAAGTGCTGAAGGGGGAGATATGACCGAAGCCTTTTTTATCGGCTGGGCCGTTGGCATCATCACCGGCTACGTCGCATGGGCACCTGAAACAAGGTTCAAACAAAACTTCGTTGATGGACTGACACTGCGGTTTTTGTGGAGGCGGAGATGAGCATCGAAGCAATGAAGCAGGCACTTGAGGCGCTAGAAGATCCGTGGAAATCTGGGCCGGATGGTGTAGCAAGCGCCATCACCGCCATCCGCGCTGCCATCGAGCAACCGCGAGAATGGGTCGAACTGACGGACGACGAAGCGCGTGCTCTAGTCAATCGCGCCACTTTCGGCGATAGAACCAACTGGCAGGCGCTCGTTTACATGGTCGATGCAAAGCTAAAAGAAAAAAATGCAGCTTAGACCCTACCAAGACGAGGCCGCAGATTTCTTGTTCGCCAACGACCGAGCGATGATCCTCGCGTGGGTTGGCGCAGGCAAGACAGCGACCGCGCTCACGGCTATGAAAGCGATGCTCGACGAGCGACACGCCAAACGCTTTCTTGTGCTCGCGCCGCTGCGGGTCGCGCAGTCGGTCTGGCCAGCAGAAGCGGCACTTTGGGCGCTAGGTCTTGAGATCGCAGTGGCCGTCGGCTCGCCCGGTCAACGGGCGCGAGCGCTTGCGTCCAACGCGCCAGTGGTTGTGACCAATTACGACAACCTGCTGTGGCTGTCGGAACAGAAGCTCGACTTCGATGCGGTCGTGTTCGACGAGCTGACACGGCTCAAGAACCCGTCAGGCAAACGGTTCAAGGCGTTGCACAAGGTCATCGAGCCCATGCAGATCCGCTGGGGGCTGACCGGCAGCTTCACCAGCAACGGCCTCGAAGACGTTTTTGGCCAGTGCAAGATCGTCGACCAGCAGATGCTGGGCCGCAGCAAGGGCGCCTTCTTGCAGCAATACTTTCACTGCGTCAACCGCGACTTCGGCGACTACGTGCCGCTACCAGGCGCGCTTGAGGCGGTCATGCAGCGCATCCGTCCGTGGACGTACGTGCTGGAGTCGCATGAGTACCGCGACACCCTGCCGCCGCTGCACACGCTACCGATCAAGCTCCAGATGCCTATGGAGCCCTACAAGACGCTCAAACGCGAGATGGCGCTTATCTACCCCAACGCCGAGGTCATCGCCGCCAACGCCGCGGCGGTGACGTCCAAGCTCCAGCAGATGAGCGCTGGGTTTGTCTACGACACGGCCCGACAAACCGTCTGGCTATCTGACCACAAGCTTGATGCGGTTGCGGACCTGCACGCCGAGAACCAGCGTGCGCCCATGCTGGTCTGGTATCAGTTCAAGGCAGAGCTGGCGGGGCTACAGGCGCGCTTTCCGCGCTTGCAGACGCTGGTCAACGACGACTCGATTGCGCGGTGGAACGCGGGGCAGATCGAGATGCTGGCGGTCCACCCTGCGTCTGCCGGGCATGGGCTCAACCTGCAAGGGCAATCCCGCATGGTGTGGATGTCGCTGCCGTGGTCGCTGGAGCTTTACGAACAAGCGGTCGGTCGGCTGCACCGAGGCGGTCAGCGCCATGACGTGCTGAACTATGTGCTCACGACCGAGGGCACGGTGGATGAAACGATTTGGAAGGCTTTACATGAGAAACGAGAGGTATCTGATATGGCACTAGAGGCGCTCAAATGAACCGATGGACTGAACAGCTAAAGGCCGCTCGGGCCGAGGCGCGCATACGGCAGCGGGAGTTCAACGCCGCTCAGCGCGCGCTCAACCGGGTGCTTGCGGAGATTGCAAAACTGGAGAAACGAATTGAACTGGCGCGAACTGCAACGAAGGCTTAATCAACTAACGGAGAGCGAACTATGGCAACTGATCGAAGCGGAACTGGCAGGCAAGAAGCGTGTGTCTTTGATCGAGCGGATGCATATGCGGGCGGCAGCATTACGCACTACCCGAGAGAGGCTGGATCTCTTGAAACGTGCGACGCAATCTACGCCGTAGGCGTGGCGACTGACGTGCAGAAGACGTGGCGCCGGTACGGTTGGGTGCCACCGTCGGAACTTCCCGAGTACCATGACAAGTGGGCACGCGCCCAACAACCCACACGCATATCGGAGGTCGGACGTGGTTGATTACAGCGAAGGCTATCTAAACTTGAAGCAGATCGTGGACGAGATTTGGGAAGCGATGATGGCCAACGATCCCACTCGCGCACGTGACCTGTGCGCAGCGGTCGTTGTCGAGGCTCGGATGTTGCGCCATCAGATTGGAATCCAGCATGACAGCAGCAACCAAAGTTGAGCGGTACTTGAAGGACCGCAAGACGCCCGTAACGCCCAAGCAGATTGCGAATTACTTTCTCTACAGCCACGCAACCATCAATAAGGCACTCAATGATCTCGAACAAGCAGGCAAAATCGCGCGCACCCAACAGCGCACCTGGCACATCTGTCGCATGGCCGTTTCCCCGCCAGCCGCTCCCGCACCAGCCGAACAGCGTGCCACCTACGACCGACCGATGCTCAACTCGTACCCGCACGCACGCGGATATGATGACTGAACTGGGAGAAGCTAAATGGTAGACATGGTGAACCACCCGCCGCACTACACACGCGGCGGCGTGGAGTGCATCGACGCGCTCGCGTCAGCGACCGCAGGGCTGGAAGGGCTTGATGCGGTCTGCACCGCCAACGCCATCAAATACTTGTGGCGCTGGAAACAGAAGAACGGCGTTGAGGACTTGCGGAAGGCTCAGTGGTATATCAGCAAGCTCATTGAGACATCTGTAGTGCCGCAGCCCGACCTTC